TAAAGATTGGGGGGTTCGCCCCCCTTTCTTTGTTTTGGAGAAATAAATGGCAACTTTTCGCTGTCTTCAGTCAGGTAATACAGTCAGTTTCACCTTGCAACATGACATTGACTCTATTAAGGGTCACCAAGGATATGTTCGTGTTGATGAACAAGAGGAAGCGCCTATTGCTTACGATCCTGAAGCCGTAAGAAAAGACACTGCTTTCACACCGCCAGTTGTTCGGCGCATGGGTCGCCCAAGGAAAGTTGCAAATGTCTGACATAGACGCAAGAGATTTTGGAAAGCTGGAGGCCCAAGTTGAGGCTCTCCAGAATGAAGTGCATACTTTGAGCAAAGATGTAAAGGCTTTGCTTGAGTTGGCAAACAAGGGCAAAGGTGGTTTTTGGGTTGGAATGACCATCGCCTCTGCCGTTGGTGGCATAGTCACATTTATTGGCGAAAGGCTGATGAAATGAAAGGCTTGCTCTCAGGGAAGTCGTGCCCTATTGCCACCCAGGATGTGTCTGTTAACCTGAAAAACAGGAATAACGCATTCAAGAAGTTTGGTTATGGCCCACCCAATCCCAATGAGGCAAACGATGCTTTTTGGCTGAAGAAGGCCAAGATGTACAACGCACCTACATCTAGCATCAAGAATATGAGATGTGGCAACTGTGCCGCTTTTATCCAGACTCCCAGCATGATGGAGTGCATCATTTCTGGCCTGGAAAAGGATGAGAACGAGGGCGAACTGTCTTATGACGAGAACTTCGTCAAGGCGGCTAACCTGGGATACTGTGATCTGTTTCAATTCACCTGTGCTGCGGCCCGTACTTGTGATGCTTGGAAGTCTGGTGGGCCAATAACCAAGGAAAAACCATGAAAAAAGCTGCAGCCGCCAAGAAAATTGGTAAGGTTATGGGTGAGTACAAGTCTGGAAAACTCCACTCTGGCTCTAAAAAAGGCCCTGAAGTTACTTCACGCAAACAAGCCATTGCTATTGCTTTGTCAGAGGCAGGCAAGTCTAAGCCAAAGAAAATGAAATGAAATCTCCTACTTGGCAAACAAAAGCTGGAAAAAACCCCAAAGGGGGCTTGAACGCCAAGGGTAGAGCATCTTATAATGCAGAAACAGGTGGTCATTTAAAGCCACCAGTAAAGTCGGGCGACAACCCTCGAAGGGCCTCCTTTTTAGCACGCATGGGCAATATGCCTGGGCCTGAGATGAAAGATGGGAAGCCTACCCGACTCCTCTTATCTCTGAAGGCTTGGGGTGCATCGTCCAAGGCAGACGCTAAAGCTAAAGCAAAAGCGATCTCAGAGAGGAATAAGAAATGACAACCTATTTGCAAGCAGTAAACGATGTGCTTGTTCGCCTGCGTGAAGAGGAAGTCTCTACTGTTTCCGAAACAAACTATTCTGCATTGATTGGCAAGTTTGTCAACGATGCTAAGCGTCAAATTGAAGATGCTTATGAATGGAATGTTCTTGGCACAACAGTAACTCTGACTACAACTGCTGGTACTTATTCCTATTCAATGACTGGTGCAGGACAGAAGTTCCGTGTCCAAGATGCAATCAATTCAACTAGCAAGATTTCAATTGAGAACATTCCGTTCGCCAATATGAATCGCTTTTTGAACTTTGGAACACCATCTCAGTCTATTCCAATGTATTACTGTTTTGATGGCGTAGATTCTAACTACGACACCAAGGTTACATTGTTCCCAATTCCTGACTCAACTTATAGCATTAAGTTCAGTTTAATCGTTCCTCAAGCAGTTTTGACAAGCGACAGTACAGTTATTGCTGTGCCTGCTGAATTGATTGTTCAGAACGCTTATGCAAGGGCTTTGGTTGAGCGTGGTGAAGATGGTGGACTGAACTCTTCAGAGGCTTATCAGTTATATAAGTCTATGTTGTCAGACTATATTGCGACAGAAGCTACTCGCTATCCTGAATTTGGCTCATTTGAGGCGATTTAATGGCTCAAGCTATACAAACCTTTAGCATCTCTGCGCCAGGCTTTTATGGCCTGAATACGCAGGATAGCCCATTGGATTTAGCATCTGGCTTTGCTCTAGTTGCTACCAATTGCGTGATTGACCAATATGGTCGTGTTGGCTCTCGTAAAGGTTGGACAAAGGTTAATTCATCTACTGGCAACTTAGGCTCTAACGATGTTGGAGTTATCCATGAGTTAGTTCAGACTGATGGCACATTGACTGTTTTGTTTGCTGGCAATAATAAGTTATTTAAACTTGGTTCTGCCAATGCAGTTACTGAGTTGACTTATGGTGGTGGCGGTACTGCTCCTACGATTACTGCTAATAACTGGCAATGTGCATCATTGAATGGCATTACTTACTTCTTTCAAAGTGGTCACGATCCATTGATTTACGACCCTGCAGTAAGTACAACTACTTATCGCAGAGTAAGTGAGAAGTCTGGTTATGCAGGAACTGTACCTTCTGGTAACTTGGCTATCTCTGCTTTTGGTCGTTTGTGGGTTGCAAATAGCACTTCTGACAAAACAACAGTAACTTTCTCTGATTTGCTAACTGGTCACATTTGGACTGGCGGTACTTCTGGTTCTTTAAATGTCAACCAGATTTGGCCTAATGGTGCTGATGAAGTTCAGGCATTGGCTGCTCACAATGGATTCTTGTTTATCTTTGGTAAGCGTCAAATCTTGGTTTATCAAGGCGCTACGACTCCATCAACAATGTCTTTGTACGACACCATTGGCGGTATTGGTTGTTTGGCTAGAGATTCTGTTCAGACAACTAGCTCTGATGTGATTTTCTTGTCAAATAGTGGTGTTCGTTCATTGATGAGAACTATTCAAGAAAAGTCTGCTCCAGAGCGTGATTTATCTAAGAATGTTCGTAATGACTTGATGACATCTGTTGCTGGTCAAACATTGGCAAACATTAAGTCTGTGTATTCTGAGCGTGAAGGTTTCTATCTGCTCACAATGCCAACTTATAAGTCTGTTTACTGCTTTGATACAAAAGTTCAGTTACAAGATGGCTCATCAAGAGTAACAACATGGGATTCTATTGAGCCTAAGTCATTCTTGTCACGCAGAAATGGTGATCTTTACATTGGTAAAACTGGCTATATCGGTACTCATACTGGATATCTTGACGATACATCTAGTTATCGTATGTTGTACTACACAAACAATGCAGACCTTGGTAATGTTAATCAGACTTCTATTTTGAAGAAGATTTCTGCTGTTGTAATTGGTGGCACTAATCAGACAGTCACTATTAAGTGGGGATTTGACTTTAAGAGCAACTACTTGAGTGCAAATGCAACTATTCCACTTCAAGGTGTTGCTCAGTATGGCATCTCTGAATATGGAGCAAATGCAACAACCATTGCTTACTATTCTGATGGTATTGCTCTAAATACTTTGACAGTATCAGCAAGTGGTTCAGGCAAGGTTGTTCAAACTGGTTATGAACTTGTTATCAATGGAGCGCAGTTGTCGATCCAGAAAATTGAAATCCAAGCTAAGAATGGAAAAATAGCATGAGCGATTACACTAAAAGTACAGACTTTGCGTCTAAGGATAATCTAACCTCTGGCAATCCTTTAAAGATTGTCAAAGGTACTGAGATTGATACTGAATTCAACAATATTCAGACTGCTATTGCAACTAAGTTAGATTCTTCTAGTGCTCCTAGCGGAACTATTGTTGGCACTACAGATACTCAAACTCTCACAAACAAGACTTTGACAAACCCAACTATCAACAATTATGTTGAAGGTGTTGTGTCAATTGGGACTGTTACAAGCTCAAATACTTTGTCTTTGACTAGTGGTACTGTTCAAACTGCCACTTTGACTGCTTCTACTGCTTGCACATTCACAATGCCAACTGCTACTGCAGGAAAGTCTTTTGTGTTGTTGCTTAAACAAGCAGCAACTACTGGTGGCGGTAGTGCAACATTTACTGGTGTTAAGTGGAATGTTCTTAGTGCTCCTACTATTACTACTACAGCAGGAAAGATGGACATTCTGACTTTCATTTCTGATGGTACAAATTGGTATGGCTCTTATTCACAAGGTTACACACCATAATGTTTGCAGCAATTAATACTTTCTTAGCTGGTACTAGTGGTGCAGGGCAACAGGCTTATACAACGCCTGGAACTTACACATGGACTTGCCCTGCTCATGTAACTTCTGTTTCAGTAGTTTGTGTTGGAGCAGGAAGTGGTGCATCTGGAAGTTTAGGCGGTGGAGATAGAGGTTCTGGCGCTGGCGGTGGTTTAGGTTATATCAATAATTATTCTGTAACACCTGGAAACAGTTATACAGTTGTTGTTGGTGCTGGCGGTGCTGGTGGCTCAAGTGATGGAGTTACATATCAGACTGGCGGTGATGCTGGCGGTAATTCTTACTTTGTAAATACATCAACAGTTTGTGGTTTTGGTGGTGGCGCTAGTACTCCACAAAATCCTGCTGTAGCCTCAACTGGTGGTTCATATACTGGTACTGGTGGTGGCTCAGGCGGTAATGGCAATGGCGCTGGTGGTGGAGGTGCTGGTGGATATGCAGGAAATGGTGGCGCTGGTAGTAATGTTTCAGGCAATGGCTCAGCAGGATCAGGTGGTGGCGGTGGCGGTGGTGCTGCTCGTACCTTATCATCAAGTCAAGCAAATGGTTCTGGTGGTGGTGTAGGTATTTTTGGTCAAGGATCAAATGGTGCTGGCGGTACTACAACCACTAACGATCTTGCTGGCAAGGGTGGCTCTAATGGTTCAGATGGTTCTATTGGTGGACAAGACCCTGGCCCCAATGGTGGTTCTTATGGCGGTGGAGGTGGCTCTCCTTGGTATGGTTCTGGTGGTGGAAACACAGCAGGATCAGGCGCTGGCGGTGCAGTAAGGATTATTTGGCCTGGTGATAAGCGTACATTCCCAAGTACAGCAACAGGCAATATATAAGGAAGCAAATCATGGCAGTCGATCAAAAAATTATTGATAACCTAGTTAAGCAAATTCTTGCTTCTAGCGACTCATCTAAATGGCAGGGTGAGGGCAAAGGCTCTCCTCAAGCTAATGCTGCTGAGATGGCTCGTATTCTTGCCAATGCAGGCATTACTGACATTAAGCAATTTGGTGTTAAACAAATTGATGTTCCTGAAGTTAGTGGTGAAGGTATTTATGAGGCTGCTCATAAACAAAATGTTTACTACAACAAAGATACTGGTCAAGAGTTAGAAAATACTTATGGCGAGCGTCAAATTGGTAACTTTTTTGGTGGCACTTATCAAGGTAAAGGAAATACTGGTTTTGGTGTAGCTTTTGATGCTCAAGGTAATCCTCAGTTTTATACAACTGCTGCATCAAGTTCTGATTTAACAAA